AGCGAACGTGAACGGGCACAGGGGTCATACTTCATAGCCAACGCAAACAGGCTTCAATACATGAGTGTCACGGCAAAGGTGCAGATGGCAAAAGAGCTCGGAGACCGTGGAGCGATTCTGATAGATGAGATCAGAGATTTGTTCAATTATCCGCCGCTCCCTGATGGAGCCGGACAGGTCGCACCGATCAGAGGCGAATACAAAAATACTGAAGACTTAGGAGGTGACGGAAATGCCGTTGAAAGTCAAAGAACGTGAATACAGAGATTTCAAATTTGAAGCAGATGATATCGAAGAAAAAAAGACGGTCCATGGATATGCGTCCACATTCAATCAGCCTTATACGCTGTATTCGGATGATGAATTCGAGATGCGTGAGATAATCGACCGTCATGCATTCGACCAGGCGGATTTGTCTGACGTAATCCTGCAATATGACCACTCTGGAAGGGTCTTTGCGAGGATGTCAAACGGCACTCTTGGAATATCAATTGATGATACCGGACTTGCGGTCAATGCCGATTTAGGCGGAACCGAAATAGGCCGTGAGCTGTATGAGGAAATCAAAGGCGGATATACTACCAAAATGTCATTCGGCTTTAGAGTGAATGATGAGCAGTGGGAATCCAGAGAAGAAAACGGTAAACACCTTGAAATCCGCACAATAACAGGGATATCAAAGGTTTACGATGTGTCGGCGGTATCCATTCCGGCTAATGATGGCACATCAATATCAGTTCGTAATCTGACCGATGGAGTTATCGAGAAGATCAAGGCGGAGCGTCTTGCAAAATTCGAGCTTGAAAAACGCAAAACTTTAATTTTACTTGGATACGAGGGAGGAAAAACAAAATGACACGTGAAGAGATCATGAATCTTGATGCAGAGGGCATCGAAAAGAGAAACGCTGAGATCAAAGCAGAGATCGAGGCAGCAACAGAACAGGCACAGCTTGACGCACTTGTAGAAGAGCGCAAAGCACTTGATGAGAGGCAGGAGGCAATAGTCATGGAGACGAGAAAAGCAGATATGCTCAAGGTAGCAGAGGGAGCAGGTAAGGTTGTCGCTTCAGCTCCTATGGTAGAGCAGAGATCAAATGATGATGTACTGAAGTCAGAGGCATATGTTGACGCATACGCAAGATATCTTGTGAACGGAAACGCTGATGAGTGCCGGTCACTCCTCACAACCAACGTGAGCGGTCAGCTTCCGGTTCCCACGATAATTGATGAGATCATCAGAACCGCATGGAATAGATCAGAGATACTTTCAAGGGTCCGCAGGACTTTTGTTAAGGGTAATCTCAAGGTTGCTTTTGAGAAGAGTGCAACCGGAGCGAATGTTCATACTGAGGGAACCAGCGCACCTACAGAGGAAGTGCTTGAGCTCGGTATTGTCGAGATGATTCCTGCAAACATCAAGAAGTGGATCACCATCTCTGATGAGGCGGTTGCTATGGGCGGTGAAAGCCTTCTCAGGTACATCTATGATGAGATTACATATCAGATCGTGACAAAGAAGCTCACCGATCTTGTCGTGACCGACATCAAGAGCGCTCCTACGACTGCAACATCTTCAGCAGCAAGCGCAGCGGCTATAACCGCAGCACCTGGTCTTGATACAGTCGCAAAGGCATTTGCAAACCTGTCTGATGAGGCAAGGAATCCTGTAATAATCATGAACAAGCTCACCTATGCAAACTTCAAGACAGCACAGGTTGGCGGTAATTATGCCGTGGATCCTTTTGAAGGACTCCCGGTCCTGTTCAATAACAGCCTTCCTGCATATGACAGCGCATCTGCTAATGCCGTATACATGATCGTTGGTGACCTGTCCGGTGTGCAGGTCAACTATCCTGAGGGTGACGGAGTTGTTATCAAGTATGATGACCTGTCACTCGCTGAGAGCGATCTTGTGAAGGTTGTCGGCCGTCAGTATGCAGCTCACGCAGTCACAGCTTGCGGAAGGTTCTGCAACGTTAAGAAGGGTGCTTGATGAAGGTTAAGCTTCTCAGAGACGCACGGATAAATCATAAGGCTGGGGAGATCGTAGAGGTCTCCTCAACCGAATATGCTTTTCTGACTTCGCTCGGCTCGGCTGTGGACGCTGTGACGGAAGAGCCGAAGATAGAGATGCCGGAGGAAGAGAAGCCGAAAAAGGTGACAGTGCGGAAGAAAAAATGAAGTTATTGATTGCAATACCCAGTAATGATTATATGCACTTTGAGTTTACGTCCTGTTTGGTCAAGCTTGTATCCAGGCTAAAGGATGACGGAATAGACTTTGACGTAGCCATACAGGGCGGGACTCTGGTGTATGTCGCAAGGGATAAGCTGGCATACAAAGCTATAGATGAGGGATATACGCATGTGCTGTGGCTTGATGCGGATATGATTTTCACAGACAACATATTAGATGACCTACTTTTTGCAGGGAAGTCTTTTGTGTCTGCAATATATCACGGACGGAGAGCTCCACACATATCTTGTGTGTTTAGTGAGATATATCCGCAGATAATACGCTTTGAGGATTATCCGTCAGACACCTTCGAGATTGCCGGCTGTGGCTTCGGGTGTGTCCTGATAGCCACCGACATATTGAAAGCCGTCCGGCTGAAGTATGGCACCTGCTTCTTCCCGACAAGGGAGCTCGGTGAGGATTTGGCATTTTGCCAGAGGGTCGCTGAGTGCGGATATCAGATGTATGCAGAGCCGATCAAGCTGGGTCATATTGGTCACATTAAGATATATCCGGAGTATAGGGAGTTATACACGGACACGATACAAGGTTTTAACGAGGTGAAGTCATGCTTGACAGAGTGAAGCTTGCGCTGCTTATCACAGATGATATTTTTGATGCGGAGTTATCCACCATGATTGAGGGAGCCACTAAGGACTTAGGCATAGCCGGAGTGGATGGACTTGTAGTAAGTACGGCATCGAATGACGCACTTATCATTCAAGCTATCATCACATACTGTGGATATCAGTTTGAGATCATGCACGGCTCTCTTGAGCGGTCGGCAGCATTCAAAAGATCTTATGATGAGCAAAAAGCACAGTTAAGCATGGCAACAGGATATACAACATGGTGAGTCTATGAATCTCGCAGAGAAAATCGCACTTATAACAACCGAATACGGGCAGGACGATCTTGGAGAGTGGACGGAGACACAGACAAAGACGGAAGTTTTTGCAATGGTCAATTCGGTCACTATGAACGAGTTCTACAATGCAGGCCTTCAAGGGTTTAAGCCGGATTATCGGTTCACGGTATGGCTGAACGAGTACGACGATCAGGAGCTTGTTGAGTACAAGAATAAGATCTATGCAGTATATCGGTCATATCGGCGGGATGATGGTCGAATAGAGCTATACGTCAAGGAGAAGAAGGGAGAGGAAAATGACACTTAAGGAGTTGAAAGAATCTCTTGAATCTATTGACGATAACGCTTATGTCGGCAAGGTTGCATATCGGGCTTTTCCTGTCGGCAAGGCTCCGAAACTGCCGTATATATGCTATCTGGCAACGTCCACCAACAATTTTTTCGCAGATAACAAGACCTATGAAGTCATACAGGAAATCAATATTGAACTGTACACGGCTAAGAAGTCAGAGGTCACGGAGCAGATGCTTGAATCAAAGCTTGATGAGCTTGGTCTTGGTTGGAATAAGTACGAGCAATGGATTTCATCAGAGAATTTTTACGAAATAATCTACACGATAAACTTATAAGGAGATAAAGAAATGGCAGATAGAGTAAAGTTCGGCATAAAGAACGTCCATGTATTTCCTATTGAGTCATTGAATAACGGTGTACCCGTATATGGGAATCCGATCAATGTGCCTGGTGCGGTATCATTCTCAATGAGCGCACAGGGGGATATCAATAAGTTTTATGCTGATAATATCGTATACTATCAGTCTTCGGCCAATAACGGCTATGAAGGCGATATGACACTTGCGCTCATACCGGAGGAGTTTTACGAAAAGATATTCGGGCAGGTTCCGGACGTGAACGGGGTCATGATCGAGAATGCAGGCATAGAGGCAAAGGCTTTCGCTATGACCTTTGAGGAAGATGGAGATCAGACAGGGACAAAATTTGTACTGTATAACTGCACAGCTACAAGACCCACCAAAGAGCTCCAGACCATCGAGGACAGCAAGACACCTGTCACACAGCAGCTTACCGTTTCAGCAGTTCCTCTTGCATCTGGTGATGTAATGGGAATGACTACATCAGCCACACCGGAGGCTACAAAGGAGGCATGGCATAATGCGGTTTATATCGCATCAGGCACAGCTAACTTCCTTGTGCAGTTCAATAGCATGGGTGGCACTCCTGTTCAGTCTCAGAGCGTGGCAGATGGTGGAAAGGCTACAGAGCCCACAGCACCTACAAAGACAGGTAAGACTTTTGGCGGATGGTATTCCGATCTTGACCTTACGGTGACTTGGGACTTCAGCACCGACACAGTTGACAGCGACATGATGCTTTACGCAAAGTGGTCATAAGAGATGGCAAAGACAATATCTGTTGATGAATTATCAAGTGAATTAGAGAAGGCATTGACAGAATTTGTTGGTGCTACAGAGGAAGCGTGCGAGAAGGGAGTGATTGAGACGGCAAAAGAGGCTGTCGAGTCACTCCGAACCGCACACCCGGCCGGAAGTGGTCAATATGGCTCGTGGGATAAGTACAACAGCGGATGGACGATAATGCAGACTAAGACGGACAAACGGTATCACCGTGAAGCCACAGTCCACAATGCCACCCACTATCAGCTCACGCACTTACTTGAACACGGTCACGCACTATGGAACGGCGGACGAGCAGGAGCCTTCCCGCATATAGCTCCTGTCGCTGAAAAATGCGAAGGTGAGCTTGTGGAGAACATTAAAAAATACATATGAGGGGAATATGGATAAAACTATCAAAATTGACGGTAAGGATGTGACATTCAGAGCCACAGCACGCACTCCGAGACTGTATAGGATGCTGATAGGCCGAGATATGATACGGGACATGAATCAGCTTATGAAAGCCTACAAGAAGAAGCAAAAGGACGAGGATGAGCTTGACATCATTGACTTGCAGATATTCGAAGACGTGGCCTATGTCATGGCTCGTCACGCTAATCCTGATATGGTCGAAAAAACTGCTGATGAATGGCTTGACGGCTTTGACATGTTCAGCATATACGAAGTCCTGCCGCCTATCTTGGAACTATGGGCTTTCAACACTCAGCAGACATCAAAAAGTAAAAAAAAATAGCTCCGAGGGATAGAGAGCCCAACGGGGCTATATTTATGCTCCGATGTGCAGAGCTGAATCTATCCACAGAGGATCTTGACGATATGACGGTCGGAATGGTCTTTGACATGCTCACAGAGAAGGCCAATGACCAGATAAAGTATGACAAGAAGGCTCCTGCAGGAAGTATGGCTGCATTCTTCCGTGGGGAGCTTGATTTAGGTGATTAAATGGCATCTACAAAAGTTCGTGGAATCACAATTGAATTAGGGGCAGATACTTCCGGACTTGCTAAAGGCTTAAAATCTGTCAATTCCGAAATCAGCAAAACTCAAAAGGACCTAAGGGATGTTGAAAGACTTCTCAAGCTGGATCCGAAGAACACGGAACTACTTGCTCAGAAACAGAAGCTCCTCAATGATAAGGTCGAGGAGACAAAAACAAAGCTTGAGGCATTAAAGCAGACACAGGCCACGATTGACTTATCCACAGAAGACGGACAGAGGCAGTATGACGCTCTGACCCGTGAGATAGTATCCTGTGAAAACGAGCTCAAGAAAGCGGAGCAGGAAGCATCAAAATTTGACAGCGTTCTGCAAAAAATATCCACGGCAGCGGGCACTGCTTCAAAGAAATTCGGAGATATGGCTGATAAGACCCGTGGCTTATCCATTGCGGCAGGCGGAGCACTCGCAGGGCTTGCAGGATTAGCGGTTAAGGCAGGCAAGGATGCTGATGACCTTAATACACTTGCAAAGCAGACCGGAATAGCCACAGATGAGCTCCAAAAGATGCAGTATGCGGCTGACCTGATTGATGTTGACACGGAAACCATAGTAGGCGGCCTCCGTAAGCTCAAGAAGAACCTTGACGGGCACGAGGAAGCATGGAATCGTGTTGGGGTTAATGTCCGGAATGCAAACGGTGAGTATCGTGATATTACATCAATATTCTATGATACAGTCGCAGGACTTAGCCAGATAGAGAACGAAACCGAACGGGATACCGTGGCCATGGAGCTGTTCGGAAAGTCAGCGGATGAGCTTGCAGGGGTCATTGATGACGGTGGTGCAGCTCTCAAGGCTCTGGGAGAAGAAGCCGAGAATCTTGGAGTCATAATTCCACAGGAAGATATAGACCGTGCCAATGCCTTGAATGACCAGCTTGACAGACTCAAGGCCGAGATCATGCCCGTGCTGATGGAACTGGGTATTCAGATAATCGAAGCCATAGAGCCATATCTGCCAGCCATACAGGACGCAATACAGAAGATATGCGAAGCTCTCAAGAATGTATCACCGGAGCTTGTCATCATTGTAGGCAGCGTTCTGGCGGTCACAGCGGCAATGTCTCCGATGTTCTCACTATTGTCTAAAGTATCGGGGATCGTGGCTACATTGACCGGAAAGATGAGCGTTATGGGCGGTGTGATAGGCGGTTTAACTGTGCCAATGGCGGCGGCTGTAGCTGGTATTGGCATTCTGATAGCGGCTTTTGTGCACCTGATGCAGACTAACGAGGATTTTAGAACCACAGCAACGAATACCTGGAATGCCATACAAGCCCGATTTGCCGCATTCGGTGACAATATCACGGCAAAGCTCAACCAGATGGGCGGCAACTTTCAAAATTTTGGCGAGGTTGTGAAGTCCATATGGGAAGATCTATGTAATTTCCTTGCGCCGTTCATGGAAGATACCATGAAGTTTGTGCAGAGCGTGATAGACCATGCTCTGACGGCCATAGAAGGCATCTTTGACGTGTTTGCAGGACTGTTTACAGGGAACTGGCGGCAGATGTGGGAAGGGGTTAAAAAGATATTCACAGGGGTATGGGGAACCCTTGCTGATGTCGCAAAGCGGACTCTGAATACCATCATACGGCTTGCCAATGGTGTGATAAGTGGTATCAATAGCATATCAATAGCGGGATATTCTGCTGACATTCCAAAAATTCCGATGCTTGCAAAAGGCGGTGTTCTGTCACAAGGTTCGGCTATCGTTGGGGAGGCCGGAGCGGAACTGCTCACTATGGTGGGCGGTAAAGCAGTCGTGCAACCGCTGACGAACAACACAAACAACAATTATGCAGGATCCACAAATAACTTTTATATCCACAGCACGGATCCGGAGCAGGTAGCCGAAGAAGTAAGTATCATTCTCAATAATCAGATGCAGAGGTTGCAAGGAGCATGGGCATAAATTATTTCACATATGCAGGAAAAATGAGCACGGATTTTGGTGTGTGGATATCAGGAGAGTCCACATACCAAAGCCCTGAGAAGGATATAGAGTCTGTTGTGGTTCCAGGCAGAAACGGAGCTCTGACAATAGATAATAACCGCTTTCAGAACATCAATATTCCGTATAACGCATATATCATTGAGGACTTCAGAAGGAATTTTGACGCGCTAAAGGCATTTCTGACATCTGTCAAAGGGTATGAAACGCTTATAGATACATATCATCCGGAATACTACAGGCTGGCACGTTTTCATTCAGCCATAGAGCCTGAGATGACACAGCTTAACAGACACGGACAGTTTACGATCAATTTTGATTGCGATCCGAGACGATTTCTCCGGAGCGGTGAAAAGGTTATGACACTGACCGTAGCCACAGCATTGAAGAATCCAACAAGGTTTGATGCATTACCATTACTCAGAGTATACGGAACCGGAACATTCACAATCGGTGGTGTATCTATCACGATAAGCACGGCAGACACTTATACAGACATTGACTGCAATGCACAGGAAGCATACAAGGGCTCGACAAGTTGTAATATGAATATAATATTGAATAATGGCGAGTTTCCAAAGCTCATGCCTGGAATCAACAACATTTCATTCACGGGGATAACTCGAATAGATATTACTCCTAAATGGTGGACGATATAATATGAATCCGATATTGTTTTCTGAAAATTCCACAACCTTCACAACCAACGGCATTGGTAGATTATCCTCCGCTATTTCTTGCGAGTGCGTCGAAGAAAGAAACGGACAGTATGAAGTTGAGTTAACCTATCCGATAGATGGACAACATTATTCAGATATCGGTATAAGAAAAATCATAGTAGTTATACCGTCAGATGGGGCAACGCTCCAAGCGTTTAGGATATATAAAATCTCCAAACCAATTAACGGTAAGGTAGTAATAAACGCAAGGCATATTTCATACGACTTATCCAAAAACACATCAATGCCGTTTAGCATCACGTCAAGCCCGTCAGCTTGCTCTCAGGCTCTGGCAGGGCTCAAGAGTCATGCAGTGGAGACATGTCCTTTTACCTTCTGGACAGACGTGACCACGGCAGGCTCATACAGTCAGTCGGCTCCTGCATCCATCAAGTCACGGCTCGGAGGGGTTGAGGGGTCAATCTTAGACCAGTTTGGCGGTGAGTATGAATGGGATAATTTCACGGTCAAGCTACACCGTCAGAGAGGGAGCCTTGCAGAGCTTAACGGCTTGACGCTCAGATATGGCAAGAATATCACCGACATCACGCAGGAAGAGAACATAGCATCTACAGCGACCGGAGCCGTTCCATATTGGCAGGACTATGAAGGGGATTTGGTGACGCTTCCGGAGCAGGCAGTTTACTCACAGTATGCAAGCCGATACTCGCAGCATCTGACAGTGCCGCTAGATCTGTCAGAGAAGTTTGACGATAAACCGACAGTGGAAGCACTCAGGGCGGCGGCCAATGTCGTGGTCAATGCCTCAGAATTTGGACTGCCTAAGGTCAGTATAGAAGTATCCTTTGTTGCTTTATGGCAGACTGAGGAATACAAAGACATCGCACCATTGCAGCGTGTAAAGCTCTGTGATGAGGTCACAGTCAGCTTTGAAAAGCTAGGGGTAGATGTCACGGCCAAAGTGGTCAAGACAGTGTATGACGTGCTTGCAGAGCGGTATCAGTCCATTCAGATCGGCTCTGTCAGGTCGAACCTGGCTATGACTCTGACCGACCAGAACGCTCAAACCTTGAGGCAGATAGAGGCGCAGGCGGTATCTGTTGAGACTGCTATCAATAATGCGACAAAGTGGCTCACCACGGCAGGGGGTTATGTTATCGCTATACGGAATGCAGACGGTTCGTGGAAAGAGCTTATCTTCTCCAATATGACAGACCCGTATGATGCCAGCGCAAAGCTTCTCAGGGTGAATAATAACGGTATTGGATTCTCAACTCATGGCATGGCAGGACCCTTCACAAACGCATGGACGATTGACGGTCACTTGGTTGCGGATTTCCTATTTGGTGGAACTCTTACCCTTGGCGGCAAGGGTACGAGCTATGACGGTACTCCAAATACGAATAATAACCGTGGATGGCTGAAACTTCTCAACTCATCTAATCAACAGATTGGCAAGTGGGATATGAACGGAATCGAGGTCAAAACCGGAGTAATCGCAGGACCCACAGTCAAGGCAGGCGGTACTAATAATACGAGCGGTTTGCTTCAAATACTTAATGCCAGCGATGCTGAGATCGGAAGATGGGATGTAAACGGTATTAATGTCAAGGCAGGACAGCTCAATATAAACAATGCTTTCAAGGTGGACACGGCAGGAAAACTCACGGCCACGGGTGCTGATATCGGTGGGAAGGTCACTATATCATCTGGGAGCATGAATATAAACAATGCTTTCAAGGTCGATGGAAACGGCAAGCTCACGGCAACCGGAGCGGATATTGGCGGTAAGGTGACGGTGACTTCTGGCAGTATGAATATCAACAATAACTTTATTGTCAGCGATCAGGGAGCGGTTACGATAAAGTCAGGAAGTCTGAATATCAATAACGCTTTCAAGGTTGACACAGCAGGAAAACTGATCGCCACAGGTGCGGATGTTGGTGGAAAAATTACAGCTAATGATGGGAAAATTGGCAACTTTGTCATCACAAGCACAAACGGCATGTACAACGGCAAGGCAGGCCGTGATGATTCGAGTGACGGTGTATATATCGGAACCAACGGCATTGCACTTGGAGCGAATAGCAAATTTAAGGTTGATGCGAGTGGAAATCTCAACGCAACAGCGGCGAACATTAAGGGTCAGTTCAATAACCAGGCACAGGACGGCGGTTCGGTCAACATGAACGGTGGAGTTTTGACCGTCCATAATGCCGGAGGAGCTTCGGGATATATACGGCTTGAGCTTGACGATGAGGTCGTAATCATGAATGAGCATAGGGTATCTTGGACAGATGGTGCTACATATGTATCTGCAAAGTGGTCTGATATCATAGCCGCTTTTGCGTCATAAGGAGGACTAAATGCTAACACAGGAATTTGACTTAAAAATCATCCCGGATTCCGGTCCGGTAGTGGTACATGTAAATCAGTATGATACGGGCATTGGCAGATTTGTCATTCATCTTCTGGACGTAGACGATACCCCGTACAGTCCGACAAATGCAGTGGTCATGATACAGGGCACAAAGCCCGACAAGCACGGGTTCGCATATACGGCTACAATAAGTGGCTCAACGGTTACGGCAGACGTCACAGAGCAGATGACAGCCGTGGAAGGCATTGTCAGGACGCAGATAATCGTGACGGATGCTCAGGGAGTGACCGGAACCTTTGTCTTTCATATGGATGTCCAGCGGTCGGCCTTGCAGGATGATACGGACATATCAGAGACAGAACTTCCTGCCATCATAGACTTAGCACGAAAGAACGCACGAGAAGCGGCAGAGTCAGCGGCGGCGGCTCATCTGTCCGAGGAGAATGCAAAGGACAGCGAAGATGCGGCGGCAGAGTCCGAGCAAAACGCTGCAACGTCTGAGACAAATGCGGCTCAAAGCGAAAGCAATGCAGAGGCATGGGCAGTCGGTGAGCGAGGCGGTCAGGCCGTGCCGAGTACAGACCCGACATACGAGAATAATAGCCGATACTATGCCGGACTTGCAGAGGATTCCGAGGACAATGCTCTTGAGAGTGAGCGGAAAGCCAAAGCATCAGAACAGGCGGCAAAGGCTTCAGAGGAAATCTTACAGTATTATGTGGATTTTGTAATACCGAGATTTGTCATTCAGAACAACAGGCTGTATATCAGCAATGCGGCCGAGGGTGAATTTATCGTAGCGAACAACAGACTGTACATTAAGAACGCAAGTTAAGGAGGAATAACACATGATTGAACCGACAGGCTATACAGCCCTAGACCTTGTAGGGTTCACCGACAGGGGCACATATGCCGCCAATGTCAACTATGTCAAGAATGATTTGGTTCACTATGGCGGTAACATATGGAGAATCCTGATTGACGATACCATCGGAATTATGCCAGCGGAAGGCCCGAACTACACCATTTTTATCGGAGAGCCTACAAGCCTTGTGGAGCGCATCATAGCACCACTTGAGGACAATCCTGCAACGGTCGCATATCAGACAGGCCGCCAGATAATCTACAATGACTATCTCTATGAAGTCATACAGAATATCGCAGTAGGTGACATCCTGATAACGTATGAGGACGATCCGACCAATGCCAATATTAAGCTTGCTTCTCCCGTGGAAACACAGGTCCTTGCTCTTAAGGCAGATAAGGTTAACAAGAGCGACATAGCGAATAATGTAACGACCACAGTCGAGGGAAAAGTGCTTGATGCGAGGCAGGGCAAGGCATTGCAGGATGGTAAGACGGACACATCCGTCATAGCTCCCGTGGAAAGCGGAACGACAGCATCACGGGCTTATGCGGCAGGAGCGCACTTTATCAGAGATAGTGCTTTCTGTACTGCCAAGACTGCTATAGCTCAGGGTGAAGCTTTTACGCTTAATACTAACTATACGGCTGGAAATATAGGGGATAAAGTTGAGGATTTGGAAGATAATCAAACTGTTAAGACGGGCACAATAACTACGACACACACCATTGATAATAACGTATCATATCTCAAAAAGTGTGGCAAGGTTGTTACTTTTACATTAAGGGCAACAGCATCATCAGATATTCAAATGTATGATTCGGTCGCATCATTACCCGCTGGATTCAGACCGTATGGAACATTGTATGTAATGGGATTTGATAGCAAGAGTTTTATCATACAATCAGGAGGCAACATACAAAGCTTCAGTAATTTTTCCAAAGGAAGCTTAATCAATCTAACAGTTACCTTTATCGCTACAAATTAAACTAAATAAAACAAGAATTTCATTATAAAGGAGGAACATAAATCATGAAATACGCAGTAATATCAAATGTAAACGGGATTTTCAAAATCGAGTCAGAGCACGGGAATGACCTTCAGGCGGCTATCGTCAATTTTCATCAGAAGTGCGCCTCTTTTTGGAACGCTTTGGATGTCGAGACAGCAAAGGTTGAGGTAGTGGATGAGTCTCTTAATGTCGTAGATGGAAAAGTCGAGTTTATCAGCCATGTTGAGCCCGAACCGGAAGAAGAGGCATAATCCATGGATACCCCAATAATGCTCACACCACACGACCTCTGGAACATCATCCTTGCGGTCTGCGGTGGTATCGTGGCTATATCGGCGGCTTTTGCGGTGGTCTTGAAAATCATAGACCACTTCAAAACCCCTGATAAGCTGCAAGACAAAAGAATTGAGGCTCTTGAGACGGAAGTCGGCACCATCAAGGACAGGCTTGATAAGGGCGACAAGCACTTCAAAGAGCAGGACGATTGGATGCGGAATTTCGAAGGCTCCATGAAAAAACGTGAAAAGCTGATGATTGAGAGCCTTCAAGTCCTGATAGAGCATTCGATTGACCAAAATAACGTTAACGGCCTCAAGGAACAGAAGCACAAGATAGACGCATATCTTTTGGAGCGGTAGGAAATGATAGCATATTTTCTCGGCGGTCTTGGAGCAGGAATCATCCTCATGGTCGGATTGTGGGGCTGGCAGGTCGGGAGACACAAGAGGATCCCGTCTCTGACCAAATACGTGATGTTCAGTATCGGAGTTTTGCTGATATATACCATGTGCGAGTTCACTTTCGCAATCACGGCAGACACGGCTCACGATACTCTGACCACATGCTTCTTTGGATGCTTTGGGGGAGAAATCCTTGCGTGTGCGTTAATCAAAATATTCAAATTAAGGGGAGAAAACGAATGAACGACATTACCTTTAACATTCTAAAGATTATCTTTAGCATTTGCGTGGCTCTTGTCACGGTCTATCTGATTCCGTACATAAAATCCTTGTCCGAGGACGCAAGATACAAGAATCTTGTGGATATGGTCGCTGTAGCTGTTAGAGCGGCAG